ATGATTTATACAGTGGTCTAGCAGAAAAAATTTTAAAGAAAGAGGGCTACCCCGCTCAAACTCCTGCTATGGAACCAGAAGGATTTTTGACCAGAACATACAAATCTTTGGTCAACTAATTTGTCAGCTACCCGCAACGCGGCCCTGACGTAACCGAAGCGGCTACCTACACGCCAAGTAGCCCCGCATCATGAGGTAAACCAAATGGCAAAAGCAAAAGGCCACAGAGCCAATAAACCAAACGACTCTTTTGGAGTTACTAACAACAAAGAACTGTATCGTGGAAAGTATCGCGACGAAGTTTATAAGGATGAAGAAGACGAACAAGTAGAAGCATCCGAAGAAACAACTGACCCCGCCCCACAAGAAGCGGCTACTCAGGAAAGTGATAGTTTCGTTCCGCAAAAGGAAACAAAGGAAGCGGAACACGATTACAAGAAAAGATACGACGACCTAAAGAAACACTACGATAGCAAGGTAACAGAGTTCAAAGAAGAAATCGCGAGTCTTCGAGATACTATGAATAGCCGTGCTGTTGAAATGCCAAGGGGTGTTACACCACCGCGAACTCAAGAAGAACTAGACGAGTTCAAAGAACGTTACCCTGATGTGTTCGAAGTGGTTCAAACTGTTGCTTCTATGCAAACAGAGTCGCAAGTATCGAAACTCCGTGACGAGATTGGCACAATCAAAGAACGGGAAAAGAACCTAGAAAAAGAGAAAGCCTACGAGGAACTCTTACGGTTACACCCAGACTTTGATGAACTCAAGACTACAGACCAGTTCTTGGGTTGGCTCGAAGAGCAGCCACAAACTCTTTCAGATGGTATTTACAAAAACAATACCGATGCAAGATGGGCGGCTCGTGTTGTGGACCTTTATAAGGCCGATGCTGGTCTTAATAAACCAAAGAAGTCTAAGCGTCAAGATAGTGCGGCAGAAGCTGTCACTAAACCCGCTGCTAAAGAAGTGGCTACTGACCCCAACGCGGGAAAGAAAGTCTTCAAGGCTTCGCAAATCGCCAAGATGAAACCTTGGGAGTTCGAAAAGCTAGAGAGCGAGATTGACTCTGCAAGGGCTGAAGGGCGAATCGACTTTAACTCTTAATCCTCAAAGGAAGGGATTGAACAATGGCTTTTAATAGCGCATCAGGTCATAATAACCTGCCTTCCGGGAACTTTACCCCGGAAATTTTTAGCCAAAAAGTTCTCAAGTTCTTCCGTCGTGCTTCGGTTGCAGAAGATATTACGAATACCGACTACGCTGGCGAAATTGAAAACTTTGGCGATACTGTACGTATCATTAAAGAGCCAACAATCACTGTATCCTCATACGCCCGTGGTTCTGTGGTAAACCCGCAGGACTTGGCAGATGACCAGATTACTATGGTTGTTGACCAAGCAAACGCATTTGCGTTTAAGATTGACGATATCGAAGAGCGTCAGTCTCATGTTAACTTCGAGGCTCTTGCTACTTCATCGGGTGCATACTCGCTGAAGCGTAAGTACGATGCCAATATCTTACAGAATATGGCAGATAACGCTGGCAACACTGGCACTTCTGTCGGTACTGTTGGCGCACCTATCGATATCACTGGTAGTGGTAACGAAGATGCTGCTGTAAACTTGCTGATGACTATGGCTCGTATCCTTGACGACCAGACTGTTCCAGAAGAGAACCGCTGGTTTGTAGCACCTCCGATTTTCTATGAAAATGCGTTCAAAGCTGGTGCTAAGTTCGCAGAGGTTCAGGTAACGGGTGACGGCACTACGCCTCTCCGCAACGGTCTTGTGATGGCTGGCAATATTGCTGGCTTCAACTGTTACAAGTCTACTGCCCTGAACAACTCAGGAACTGACGTTGTGACTATCAACTCACAAGATACTACGAACGACTTTGTAGTTCTTGCTGGACATATGTCCTCAACTGCAACTGCTTCGCATATTGCGAAGACTGAAGTTGTACGTTCAACCGAAACTTTTAGCGACATTGTTCGTGGACTTCATGTGTTTGGTCGTAAGGTCATTCGCCCAGAAGCTATCGTTCAAGGTGTCGTTAAGACTGACTAATAGGGAGACTTAGNAATGGCTACTTATACTGTAACTGGTGCTGTCGCTGGTGTCCCACTGGGCATCAAGCCTCAAATCATCGAAGTTGTTCTGGACTTCTCTTCAACTAGCTTAACTACTTCTGATTCAGTAGAAGTATTTGAGATGAAGGCTAATACACTTGTTCTTATGGCAGGTGTGGAAGTTCTCACTGTAGCATCAACTGGTTCTCCAGTTCTTGACTTAGGTGACGATACTGACGATGACTTGTACGTTGCTGCTCTAGATGGCACAGCAACGGGCCACGAAATCAATAACGCAGCAGGAACAGCAAAGCTGTATACCGCTGCTGATACTATCGATTTGATTGCTAATACTGCAACTTTCGATGGTAAGGTTCGTGTCTTTGCGGTTATTGCAGAACTTGGTACTGCAGAAACTGCGGCAACTTTTGCCTAAATAATTGTCGGGGGGCGGGGTAACTTGCCCCCTTGACGCACATTAATTTTTATGATACTAACACCTAACCCCGCCGGGATATACCCCCCATGTTTACAGCCGTAATCATAGCTTGTCACGTTGCAAACGCAGAAATGTGTATGACAATATTTGACAATCGTGGACCATATCAAACAGAACAGGCATGTAAAGAACGCATAGGAGAAATGGCGTTTGATTTGATGGGAGTATGGACTTCACAACAAATGCCAATGGTATTTAAAATGACTAGTTGTTTAGAAGACGATAGCCCCGATGTATTCACATAATAAATTAAACGTGATATAATACGTCATCACTTATTAGGAGATGAGTTATGAATTATATCACAAGCAACATACCGTATTTTAAAGTTTGGGTACGACGAGAATATACAACAAACTTTGACAGATATCAAGGAGAATTTCTTCATGCAATGGCAATAGGGGTAACTACTCTGCCGATGCGAACTCTTAGTTTCCAAGTTATGTTTACTGGATGTGAGGAAGAAGAAAATGTACACGGTGGTGCTATGTGGGCTAGGATGCCTCTCACTGCACTTGTAGGTGACACGCCTTTAGATGAGTGGCCTGAACCAATACCTACTTACCTTGCACAGCCTTGGGACTGCCAATCACACCATCACTCGGTGTTCGTGCTGAATAGAGCAACACCATGCCCTTGGTTGGCAAAAATAGACGGGGAGTTTTACCCTGCTAAATATTACTTTACTGTTGATTATACCGACACTGAGGTAGCTGATGACCCTGCTCAACACAAACAAAGTCACGTTCTGGAACTGTTGGATGCGGGTAAGTGGACAGGCAACATGGTTGCCCTTCCCAACAACAGAGTCCGTGTTACTAATCCTGCGTGGTTTGTAACAGGGGAAGGTCCCCCCGACTTTACACCTAGTCAGTGGGTACATCATTCTAAACAAGACCCAAACTATGTAAGTGATACAGCAAGGGTATTTGACAATCTTTATGCGGAGCAAAACAATGAAGAAGATGACTAAAAAAAGTAAAGGCATGGCTCGTGGTGGACGTGCTGCTATGAAATCAAAAGGGTATGCCAAGGGTGGTAAAACCATGCGTTCAAAAGGTATGGCTAGAGGCGGTAAAATGATGATGCGGTCTAAAGGCATGGCTAAAGGTGGCGCAGTAGGTGGCAAAAAAGGTAAGGCTATGACAGTTGCACAGCTACGTGCTGCTGCAAAGAAAAAAGGCTACAAGCTAGTAAAGGCATAGTCATGGCTAGACGTGGATTATATGCCAACATAGCTGCTAAAAAACGCAGAATAAAAGCTGGTAGCGGAGAAACTATGCGTAAACCCGGAAGTAAGGGTGCGCCAAGCAAAGCTAACTTTAGACGTGCAGCACAAACGGCTAGGAAAAAGTAATGGCTCGTAAACAAGATAAGATGCCAGCCCGTAACAAAAAGAACTTTCGACCAACGAAAGCAGGGGCTGGTATGACTAAAGCTGGGGTAGCTGCTTATCGGCGTAAGAACCCCGGTTCGAAATTAAAAACAGCAGTGACAGGAAAAGTAAAGCCGGGTAGCAAAGATGCTAAACGGCGTAAATCTTTCTGCGCTAGGTCTGCTGGACAAATGAAGAAGTTTCCTAAAGCAGCAAAGAATC